AGGACCAAAATATAATCATGAATTTGAAATAGATAGATTAACATATGATCAAATAGCTGCTTTAGCACTTGTTCATGCTAAAAGAGAACCTGTAAAAGATTCTGACTTTATATTATTAAGTATGGGAAATATTGAAGCGGCAAAGTTTCTATACACAAAGAAACATCATACAAATGCTGATGCAGCAACGCTACTTAGATTGAATGTCACTAAGCAACCGGGCCGTGATGTGAACGGTGTTCAAATTATAGGAACTGATCCAGGATTTTTTAGAATACACTATGATAGATCACCAAAAATAGCAGACACGCTATGGCTTGGTATAACAAATACACCTATTCAATTCGGAATTGACATATTATCAGCTCCTGTAAATTTCTTAAAGGAAAAACTATACGGTGCAATATTTTCTGACGAGTATAAAGCTAGAAGAGCAGCGATCAAAGCGGCAAACGGAGTGCCGTAATTATATAAATAACTGTATATAGATAAGGAAAGATTATGGCGGCACCAACAACTAGAGCTACATTACAAGAATATTGCTTAAGATCATTAGGATCTCCAGTGATAGAGATCAATGTGGACGATGATCAGATAGAAGATCGCACAGATGATGCGATACAGTTTTACCAGACATGGCACGACGATGCTATTCTACGTACATATTTAAAGCATGAGCTTACAGCTACTGATATAACGAATAATTATATCACGGTAAGTGATCATATTACATCTGTAGTAAGAATGCTTAAGATTAATTCTACTGCTGGTAACGCTTTGTTTGATGTTGGATATCATATGCGTTTGAATGACGTATTCATGGTAGGTGGAATGACAAGTCAAATCCAAAACTATGAGCAGAAGTTACAGCATTTATCTTTAATTGAAAGTCAATTAAATACAGAAGAACACATAAGATATAGTAGACATATGGATAGACTTCATATGGACGAAGGCTTTGGTGATCTTACTGCTGGTTCATTTATTGTTATCGAGTGTTATCAGATTGTAGATCCATCTGCTTATGCTCAAATATATAATGATTTATTTTTAAAGAAGTATCTTACTGCATTAATTAAACGTCAATGGGGAGCGAACATGATGAAGTTCGAAGGCTTCCAATTGCCAGGTGGTATAACAATGAATGGTCGTCAAATGTTTGATGATGCCATTGAGGAATTACAACGATTAGAAGAAGAAGTTGCGCTGACTTGGATGACTCCAGACAACTTTATAATGGGATAATAAATGGCGACTAGTGTATATTTTAATGGTGCTGTTCGGTCTGAGCAGAACCTATACGAAGACTTAGTACTTGAAAGCATTAAAATGTTTGGTCAAGACATTATATACATGCCGCGAGAGCAGATATACGAAGATGCTATTCTAAATGAAACACTCAATCAATATCGTCATGCCTATCCAATAGAATGCTTTATAGAGAACGTCGAAGGATTCGAAGGCGATGGTAATCTATTAGGTAAATTCGGTTTAGAGATTCGTGATCAAGGTACATTTATAATACCTAAGAAACGTTGGGATCATGTTGTAGGTATGAACCTTGCTGAAGGATTAGGTAATCAAGTATTGACTCAGCCTGGTGAAGGTGATCTTATATACATGCCGATGACAGATAGAATATTTGAGATTAAATATGTAGAGCCTAAATCACCATTCTATCAATTACAAGATTTACCAAGCTATCAATTGACTGCTGAATTGTTTGAATACAATGATCAGAACTTTGATACTGGTGTGCCTGAAATAGATAACATAGAATTACTATACGCTAATGCTTATTCATATACAACCAATGCATCAGCCAATACAAACGCCTTCGTGATCGGTGAGTACGTACATCAATGGACTGGAAGTACTGATGATAATGGTGCTAACATTAATATTATATCTAAAGTTGCTGGATTTGAAGTTGTTGATACAGAAAATTATACAGTAACACTTGTATCACCACATCAAAGTATAAATGGTGATGGTACATTTATGCAGAATGCTGTACATGCAACACGACTTCTTGTTGGTCAAGCATCAGGTGCATCAAGGAAGATTACTCTTGACTTAACAGGTACAACGAAGACTGAATACAACAGAGATGAATATGCTGATAATGATGATTTCGAATTTGAAGGTGATTCATTCATAGACTTCAGTGAAGCTAACCCGTTTGGAGATCCATAATGTTTGATAATCATTGGTATAATCAATCAACTCGTAGGATGGTATCCATATTTGGATCCATGTTCAATGACTTAGAAGTACACAAAACAAATAGTGCTGGTAAAGTATTAGCAAAGATTAAAGTTCCTTTAGCTTATGCACCAAGATCTAAAGTACTTGCACGTTTAAACGAACAAACAAGTGATCCGAAGATGGCAATTAAGTTGCCACGTATGTCATTTGAAATATCATCTATGGAATACGATGCGAATGCACGTGTATCTAAACATAAGAGTTACACAAAGGTTATAGTAGGTGATACACTTCAATTAAATAAATTAGGTGCACCAGCTGTATACAAAGCTGGATTTGAATTAAATATACTTGCAGCAACACAAGATGAAGGCTTGCAAATACTAGAACAGATACTGCCAATGTTTCAACCGGAATATACAGTAACCGTGAAAGATATCCCAACTATGGATATCACAACCGACACTCCTATAGTTTTAGAGAGTGTTACTTTAAATGATGATTATGAGGGTGATTTAGTAACGAGAAGAGCAATAGTATATACATTACAGTTCTCTACTCGTATTCGTTATTATAGAGGAACCGGTAAGAGCAAACAAATTCTCCAAACAGAAGTTGATTATTCAGAGAATGTTGATCCGACAACTCATAAATTTGAGCAACAAAAAGTGGTTGGTACTACTACGCCAGATGGGGCGGGTGGATTTACACTACCATACACTGAGACGATTAACTTTTTTGACACTGACGTATAACTGAGGAGAATACAATGGCGCATGAATTTAAAGCACAATTAGTAAGAGTAGTTGATGGTGATACTATCGACGCAGATATCCATTTAGGATTTAACATGATCATGAGAGATCGCATCCGTTTAATGGGTATAGATACACCTGAGAGTAGAACAAGAAACCTACAAGAGAAATCTTGGGGTATGGCTTCTAAGCATAGACTGATAGAGCTTATGGCAGAAACTGATGGCGAATTTACTTTGCACACAGAAGAAATGAAAAAAGGTAAGTTCGGAAGAGTATTAGGTACGATTATGGTTAACGGTAAAGATGCTAACCAAGTACTAATAGACGAACAACTTGCTATACCTTACCTTGGCGGTAACAAAGACGAAAGTCGAGCTAACGCTGGAGTAGGTGAATTATGGAATACATATTATGAAAACCCACAAGAGCACGACGATGACCATGAACACGGAGACGAAAATCCAGAAGCACACATCGACTGGCACGAGCACTAAAGTTGAGTCTGACTACCAGAGAGTCAGGAAACAATTTTATGATTTAGCTGACCAGGGAGATGAAGCAATTGAGCTTATGCTTGAACTTGCTAGAGAGTCAGAACATCCAAGAGCCTTTGAGGTGCTTGGTCAGTTAATCAAAAACAATGCTGAGATAGGTGAGAAGATCCTTAAACTCCACAAGAGTAAGAAAGAACAGGATGACGATGGCACTCCAACACTTGGATCACCAACTAACAACAACGTTTTTATAGGTAGCACAGCTGAGCTACAAAAGATGCTACGTGATGAGGAAGTAATTGAACAGGAGCCAGATTTATTTAAAGCATGAGAGAGACAAACTATCTAGGCAATCCGAATGTTCGTGGTGCCGATGTAGAACATCCATGGACCAAAGCGGAATTGCTGGAATACAAGAAGTGTTTAGTTGATCCTAAATACTTTGCTAAAAAGTATTGCAAAGTAATCCACCTCGATAAAGGTTTAATACCCTTTAACCTATACCCGTATCAAGAGAAAATGTTTGATTCATTTACTGACAATCGATTTAATATCGTTCTGGCATGTCGTCAGAGTGGTAAATCCATTGCTGTTGTAGCCTATCTATTGTGGTATGCTATCTTCAAGGGTGAACAGGTTGTAGGTGTGTTAGCAAATAAGAATGCAATTGCAAGAGAGATGTTAGCACGTATTACATTGATGCTAGAGAACCTACCATTCTTTTTACAACCAGGGTGTACAATATTAAACAAAGGATCTATTGGATTCTCAAACAATAGTAGAATCATTGCTGCTGCCACATCTTCAAGCTCAATTCGTGGTATGTCACTTAACTTAGTATACCTTGATGAGTTTGCATTCGTAGAGAATGCCACTGAATTCTATACATCAACCTATCCGGTTATATCATCTGGTAAAACATCTAAGATCATTATTACATCTACCGCAAATGGTATCGGTAATATGTTTCATAAACTATATGAAGGTGCAATACAAGGAACAAATGAATTCAAATCCATTCGTGTAGACTGGTGGGATGTACCTGAAAGAGATGAGAAATGGAAACAAATGACAGTTGAGAATACATCTCAGTTACAATTTGATCAGGAATTTGGCAACTCATTCCATGGTACAGGTAATACATTAATCACTGCTGATATACTATTAGCTTTGAGAGCTCTGGAACCAACGGAGTATCAAAACAATGTGAAGATATGGGATCAACCTAGGGAAGGCCATACATATCAGATGTTTGTAGATGTATCACGTGGAAGAGGTCAAGACTATTCTACATTTACTGTTATAGATGTATCTGAAAATCCGTTCGTACAGGTATGTACATACAGAGATAACATGATAAGTCCATTGTTATTCCCTGATATGATATACAAATATGCCACACATTATAATGAATGCTATGTAGTAGTTGAATCTAATGATGCAGGACAGGTTGTATGTAATGGTTTATACTATGACTTAGAATATGAGAACGTATTTGTAGAGAGTATGATTAAGGCTAATGCTATTGGTGTGACTATGACAGCTAAAACTAAACGTATAGGTTGTTCTAACATAAGAGATATCATGGCACAACACAAATTAGTGATAAAGGATGAGGAAACTATAAGGGAAATGAGTACCTTCGTTGCAAAAGGAAGCTCATATCAGGCTGATCACAATGCACACGACGATCTTATGATGAACTTAGTGATGTTTGGATGGTTTACATCCACTCCTTTCTTTGCAGAATCAACAGATGTTAACATGAAACACATGTTATATCAAGAGAAAGTTAAACAATTAGAAGATGAAGTTATACCTGTAGGTGTTATGCCTAACTATGATGAAGAGGTACATCCGTTTGGAAAAGGGTGGCAAGTATGGAATCCGTGATTCGTATAAATAAGTATATTGAGAAAATTCGTATTATGAAAATCTTATTAATAACATGAAGGAGTTTAGATGGCTAATCTAGTTTCGCCTGGAGTACAGGTAAAAGAAATCGATTTGACCAATGTCGTTCCGTCAGTATCATCAACAGTTGGAGCCATGGCAGGATCATTTGCCTGGGGAGCAGTTGATGAAGTAACTACTGTATCATCGGAATCGGAATTAGTCAGCACGTTTGGAAAGCCTGACGCGAACACATATGAAAGTGTTCTCACGGCAGCCCAATTTCTAAGTTATGGCAGCGCTTTAAAAGTTGTCAGAGCTTGTGGATCATCAGCACGTAACGCAACAGCGTCGGGTACTGGTATCCTAACAAAAAATGCTACTGTTTTCAGTAGCCAATCACCGGCAGCAGGAGACTGGGTACAAGCTCGATTCCCTGGTGTTACAGGTAATGCAGTTGGAGTCTCTGTGATAACGGCAGGACAAACAATGACAGCATGGCAAGCAAGCAATGTTGAAGCAGGACCCGGTGCGTCAGCAGGAGCAGCCGCAGTTGGTGGTTCAGCAGACGAAATTCACTTGTGGGTTTACGATGTAAACGGTACAATAACAGGTGCTGCAGGCACAGTGTTAGAGTATTGGACATATCTTTCACAAGGAAACGATGTAAAAGGATCTGATGGTTCTTCTTTATACTATAAAGATGTAATCAATGCAGGATCAAAATGGATATTCATAGGTAATCACGCAGCAGCATTAACAGACGCAGGTAATACTGCAGTTAATGAAGCATTTACTACTGTAGCATCATTCTTTGTCGCCTTAACTGGTGGTGTTGATGACAACGTATTAACATTAGGTGAGACTACTTTGGGATATGGCATGTTCGCAGATGCAGAAACAATGGATATAAGCTTAGCGTTCCAAGCAAACTCAGGATTGAGTGCTGCTGATAACATAACACTAAGTAATTATATAACTGCAATGTGTGCAGCAAGAAAAGATGCAGTAGCTTTTGTCTCTCCTGAGAGAACGGCAACAGTAAACGCAGCGGCACCAGCTACAACAGTAGCAGCATGGAGAACGGGTTGTACTTCAACGTCTTACGGCTTTGGAGATTCTGGTTCTTTATATGTGTATGACAAATACAATGATGTATATCGTTGGATTGCAGCGGCAGGATCTATGGCAGGACTAACGGCTAACGCTGATTTAGTTGCTGATGCATGGTTCTCACCAGCTGGTTTTACACGTGGTAATGTTCGCAACGTTACTAAACTAGCATGGAACCCTAACCAAGCACAAAGAGATGCATTATACAAGACAGGTGTAAACCCTATTGTAACTTTCCCTGGTCAAGGTACAGTGTTATTTGGTGACAAAACTCTACAAGCTAAACCTTCAGCGTTCGATAGAATTAACGTTCGTAGATTGTTTATCGTGTTAGAGAAGGCTGTTAGCACAGCTTCGAAAGCATCATTATTCGAATTTAATGATGAATTTACAAGGGCTCAATTCAGAAACATGGTTGAACCTTTCTTACGTGATGTTAAAGGAAGACGTGGCGTTACAGACTTTAAAGTAGTTTGTGATGGAACAAACAATACTGGTGCTATTATTGATAGCAATAGGTTTGTTGCTGATATCTATATCAAGCCTGCTCGTTCTATTAACTATATCACCTTGAACTTTATCGCCACAAGAACTGGTGTTGAGTTTAGTGAAATAGCAGGAGGTAATTAAAGATGGCAATTTTAGGCGTAGATGATATGAAAGCCAAACTAGTTGGCGGCGGTGCTAGACCTAATCTATTCAAAGTAACAATGGCTTTTCCAAGTTATGTTACAGCGAATGTAGAATTGGCATCATACATGTGTAAGGCAACAAGTATGCCAGCAAGTACTATTGCAGCTATTGCGGTTCCTTTTAGAGGTCGTAATTTGCAAATAGCTGGTGACAGAACGTTTGATCCATGGTCGGTTACTGTAATCAACGATACGGACTTTAATGTACGTAACTCTTTTGAACAGTGGATGAATGGTATTAATCAACATAACGAGAACACAGGTTTAACACAGCCTAGTTCTTATATGGCTGATATGATCGTTCAACAACTGGATAAAGATGGTACTGTAAAGAAAACTTATAACATTCGTGGGACTTTCCCTACTAACTTAGGTGCAATTGAACTAAGTTATGATAGTGAGAATGCTATTGAAGAGTTTGAAGTTGAATTACAAGTTCAATATTGGGAATCTGATAAGACAACGTAAATCATCGTAACATAACACAAGGAGTGCCGAAAGGCACTCTTTCTTAAGTGTTATAAATATATTTAAGAAAGAGTGAATAAAGGACAAGATATAAATGGCAGATAAAGATGGAAGAAGTTTCTTTGGCTTTGAGTTTAAAAGAAAAGCAATAGAAACAAATAAGAAACCGGTATCATTCGCAGCTGATAATGAGGATGGCGCGTATGAAATATCCCCAACAGGTGGATACTTTGGCCAATACATGGATATTGGTGGAGATAAATTTCAAACAGACAAAGATCTAATCATGAAGTATCGTGCGATCTCTTCATATCCTGAAGTGGATATGGCGATTGAAGACATATGTAATGAAGCGATCACTGATGAGAACGGTATTATTGTTAAATTAAATCTAGATGAATTAGATCAGGCTGACAATGTTAAAGATCTAATCATGGAAGAGTTCGATAGAATTCTAAGTTTAACTAACTTCTCTATGACAGCATACGATACCTTCAGACGTTGGTACATAGACGGTAGACTATTCTATCATGTCATTATCAATGAGAATAAAGCTGACGCTGGTATATTAGAACTAAGACAAATAGATCCTACAAAGATTCGTAAGATTAAAGAAGTCGAGAAGGTTAAAGATCCTAAGACTGGAGCTGAGCTTACAAAGGAAGGTAAAGAATATTACTTGTATCAAGATGATGCAATGGTTAATAACGCAGAAGGTTTAAAGATCAATGTTGATTCTATTATACAGGTTAACTCAGGTCTATTAAATGATGATCGTAATAAGGTTGTAGGCTATCTAAACAAAGCACTTAAACCTTTAAACCAATTAAGCATGATGGAAGACTCACTAGTCATCTATCGTATATCAAGAGCACCTGAACGTCGTATATTTTATATTGATGTAGGTAATCTACCTAAGGGTAAGGCTGAGGAATACCTCAACAGTACCATGAATAAGTATCGTAATAAGATTGTATATGATCCTACTACAGGTAACATCAAAGATGAGAAAGTACATCGCAATGTGATGGAAGACTTCTGGTTACCACGTAGAGAAGGTGGTCGTGGTACAGAGATTACTACTCTTCCTGGCGGTGCAAACCTTGGTGAGATTGAAGACGTACAGTACTTCCAAAACAAATTATACAGGGCTTTAAATATCCCTATGAGCAGACTAACTGAGAGTGATGCATTCTCTGTTGGACGCTCTTCCGAAATCACACGTGACGAACTTAAGTTCCAGAAATTTATTGATCGTTGCCGTGGTAAGTTCTCAACATTATTCTATGAAACACTTAAGAGACAATTGATCCTTAAAAAGATCATAGTTCCAAGTGATTGGGTAAATATCCGTGAAGAAATCGTTGTTGAGTATTCCAGAGATAATTACTATGCTGAACTTAAGGATTCTGAAATCCTGAAGGAACGTATAGAAATGGTTCAGATGATGGACGAATATATAGGTACATTCTGGTCTAAAGACTGGGTACGTCGTAATATTCTTAAGTTGGATGACGAAGATATTAAGCAAATCGCTAAGGATAACGAGAAAGATCCTCTTGAACCAGGTGATATCGATCCAGAATTAGTGAAAGCTACAATATAATACAAAAAGTTTACTGGAAATAAACAATTTTATAAATAATATACAAGGTTGAATGAAACAATATGAGCACAAGAGAATTAATTGACAATATAAAACAGGGTGACGCACAGAAGAGCAATAATACTTTTAATAGTATGATGCATGATAAACTTGTGACTGCCTTAGATGCACACAAACAAGTGGTTGCTTCCAAAATGTATGGAGCGACGACAGATGCTCCGGTAGCAGAGGAACCTGCGGTGGAGATTACGCCACCAGAAGGGGATACTGCAACAGATGCTAACGTTTAAGGAATCATTCAATGATGTATTAGAAGCTAAACTAAAGCTTCCAAAAGGTGAAAAGGTAACCAAGGAATTAACCAAGCTTGGCAAGAAAAAGAATGTGACTGCTGTTATCACAAGCAAGTTCAATCTTTATATTGATGGCGTTAAGCTTGATAAGTATAAAGATCAGAAGAGTGCTGAAAAAGCGGTTAAAGAATTCATCAAATTAATGGGAGCATAATGAAGCTAATCACAGAATATACTCAGAACCAACTTAGCTATTCCATAGAGGAAGCTAAGGGTGGCAAGAAGAATACTTTCTTAGAAGGTGTTTTCATGCAAGCTGAGAACAAGAATAAAAACGGTCGTATATATACTAGAGAAGTTCTTACTTCTGCCGTTGACAGATTTGTAAACG